CAATGGCTGCATTAAATGCTGTTATGTTAGCGAATCCAATAAGTTTAGTAATAATAGCAATAGTTGCATTAGTTGCAATATTTGTTGTTTTATGGAATAAGTGCGAATGGTTTAGAAATTTCTGGATTGGATTATGGGAAAAAATAAAAAATGCTGTTTCTCAAGCAGTTGAGAATATTAAGAAATTTTTAGACAATATGAAAACTGTAATTGATGGTGTTAAAAATAATATAAGTATATTTTTTGAAAATATCAAAAATTTTATAAGCCAAGTAGCAAATAATATTAAGAATTTTATAGAAAGTGTAAAATTAGTATTATCAACTATAGTTACATTTATTGATACAAATGTAATACAACCAATAAAAAATGCTATACAAGCTTTTTTGAATACACTATTAACAATTGTTACATGGATAAATACAAATGTAATACAGCCAATATTAAGTATTGTTGTACCTATTGTAACGAAGATAGGCGAGATAATAGCAAAAATATGGGAGATAATTACTGTATTATTTGGTGTTTTATGTTCATGGATAAATACAAATGTAATACAGCCTATTATTAATGCTGTTACAAGTTTTGTAAATTCAATAATACAATTTTTCCAAAACTTATGGAATACTATTGTTTTGATTTTTTCTATTGTAACAACATGGATAAATGCAAATATAATTCAACCAGTTGTAACAGCAATTACAAATTTCATAAATTCAATAATACAATTTTTCCAAAATTTATGGAATAGAATTGTAGATATTTTTTCTGCTGTTGGAAATTTCTTTGCAAATGTATTTACAAGTGCATGGAATGGCATAAGAAATGCTTTTAGTGGTGTTACATCATTTTTTCAAGGAATATGGAATACTATAAAAAATATGTTTACAAGCATAGGAACTACAATAGGAAATGGTATAGGAAATGCTTTTAAAGCTGTTGTAAATTCAATAATTTCATTTGCTGAAAACACAATAAATGGATTTATTAGATCCATAAACTGGGCTATTGACACAATAAACAATATACCGGGTGTAAATATTTCAAGAATAAGTGAATTAAATATACCAAGATTAAAAGTTGGTATGGCTAATGTTCCGTATGATGATTATTTAGCATTATTGCATAAAGGCGAAAGAGTATTAACAGCTAAAGAAAATAGAGAATATACAAACGGTAATGAAGAGTCTGTAAGCAACAATAATATAGATAATAGTTTCAATTTAACAATAAATAGCCCTAAAGAAACATCTCCTGCTGAAAATGCAAGATTACTAAGGCGTGAAATACAAAGATATAGGCTTTCAAAAGCATAATATATAGAAACAATAGTTAATTATAATTATTGTTTCTATATTTTTTAGAAAGGAATAAAAAATATGAAAAAAATTATTTGTGAAAATAAAAATAAAGATAAAGTAAAATTTACTTATGATTTTCCTTTTTTTCTAGAAACTGTTGACGGATTACATTCTGTAATTGGAACTGTAACAACTGTTTCAAGTGCATTTGGAATTGGAGAGTCCTATTCTGGTACAAGTATTCAAAAACGACCTATTACTATTACTGGAATAATTAAAGATAATTTCGAAGCAAGAAGAAAAACATTATATAAAATATTTCCTTTAAAAACAGAAGGTACATTATATTATTATGAAAATGAAAAAGATCAAGGAAAAAAGATAACATATATTGTTGAAGATGTAGAGATTGCTGAAAAAGGTATGCCAAGAACTTTTACAATTTCATTGATTTGTCCTAACCCATATTTTAAAGATTTAGAAGAATCAGAAGTATCAATGGCAACATGGACGCCAGCCTTTTGTTTTCCTATGATTTCTGAAAAAGATGTAGGAATTGAGTTTGCTACTAAAAACATAACTACAATGGGAACAATTATAAACGAAACTAATATTGATTTAGGAACTACAATACATTTTATTGCACATGGTCAAGTTGTTAATCCTTATATTGTTAATGTGGAAACGCAAGAACAGATGTTAATTGAAATTGAAATGGCAGCAGGAGATGAAATCGTAATAACAACACATAGAGGCAATAAAAAGATAAATTTAATAGAAGATTCTACAAAGATTCCAAAAGATATAATACATTTTATGAAATATGGAAGTAAGTTTTTGCAAATGCACTCTGGGGTTAATACATTAAGAGCAGGAGCTAAAAGTAATGAGGAAAATCTTGAAACAAAAGTATATTATAGTAATGAATACGAGGCGGTGTAATATGGCAAATGAAAATATTGAATTATATATATATGATAGGGATTTGAAATTTAAAGGGGTTATAGATATATATTCTTCTTTAAGATGGCGTAGAAAGTATTTTGAAGCAGGAGAATTTGAGTTGCATTTACAAGCAACAAATGAAAATATAAATTTTTTTAACAAAGACGATATTATATTAAGGGAAAATTGTTTGGAAGCTGGTTTAGTAAAAGGAATTGAAATAAATGAAGATACAAGCAAAACAGAACTTATTATTACTGGTCGTTTTTTATCATATTTATTATACAGAAGAATAGTAAAAAGTAGAATAAACTTTACTGGAAAAATACTTGATGGAATGAGAAAAGTGTTGCAGCAAATGACACCATTTTCTATTTTAAAAATAGAAGATACAAAAATTCCAAGT